CTAAAAGATAAAAAGTAAACAAGGGGCCCCTAGTCGGGGCGCCCAAGATCGCCGACCACGTGGTGCCGCAGGAATGAGCCCGGCGGGAGCTTCCGGGCGAATTGCTCGAGGGCGGCCACGTCATCCCGAGCGCCGCCCGTGCTAGTGCGGGACCACTGCAACGCCACCGGGCCGCCGGCCCCGTAGCATCCGCCCGCCTTATCGGTCCCGACGCGTGCAGCTTGCGCGCCGTGGGCTTCGAATACGACCACGAGCCGCCGATCGGCACCTCGAGCGCACAAAGGGCGGCCATTGCCACACGTGGCGCAGTTGATCCGATCCGACACCTCAGCCGGGCAACGCACGAGCCGAACATCTCCGACACGAGTCGGCCACGTGGCGCCCTTCGCTACCGTGAGCACGGCCGCGCGCCCTTTCGCCGTGGCATCGATCGCGCCCTCGAGTGTATCGGCGCTGTGATTTATCACGGTCTCCCCGGGAGCCGGCGCCGGGAGCTGCTCGGCGGGAAAATGTGAGTATGTCCACGCCGTGCCATTCCGTGGCACGGCGCGCCGAACGGCGTCGAGATACTCGGCATCGATCGATTGCGCGCCCTTCTCGGGCCGCGGGTTGAGCGGGCACGTGGCCGGGCAAGTATTGAAAACATCCCCGGATCCGGCGCGGTACGTGACGGCGATCGGCCCGGTTTTTCGGTTTGCGGACTGGCGCACGGTTTTCAACATGACACCACCTCGGCGCGCGCAAGCTGGCCGGCCTTCATTCTGAATTGTTGGCCGTCCGAACGTGTGACGGTCCAGCCCCGGCGAGCGCCGACGCGCTGCTCGAGCGTATAGGTCCAGTCGCAAAGCTTGACGACGAGCCCGGGCGCATACTCGGGGCGCGCCTTTTTCGTCGCATGGTACGCGCGGACACGCTCGCGCCATTGTGCGGCCCATCCCTCGAGCTTCACGTGTGGCGCGTCCAGATACGAGACCGGGCAATCTACGGCGCAGGGGCCGACAGTTTCGTCGAGGTCTTTGTATCCCCAGCCCATCCGACGACGGGCGGACGATAGAAGGTCGAGCCCGATCCAGTGCATCCCGCTCTCGCGGTGGCGGACTAAATACCAATGATGCGAGCCGACGACGCAAGCGCGGGCGAGCTCGAAAGTCTCGCCGAAACGCTCCGGGCGGCGAAGATGTGCGACAAGCTCGGCACGTGTAGTGCACTCGGGCAAAAATAACCAACCCATGGTGACTCTCTCCTTTCTAGTGCGGGCCCGGTATGGGCCCGACGTCGCAATACTCCCACGAAATAAAAAGTACGCGCAAGCCCCCCCCCGTGCTATCGATCGGGGCGCGCGATCGGCCCGCGCACCTCGAGCGTGACCGGATCGAGCTCGAAAACATCGCCGGCCGTGTCGACGCCGACAAATAGAACGTGCTCCTCGTTTTCCAAACTTGCCCGCCGGTATTCCATGAGCTCGGGGAGCTCTTCGGGATCGACGCCCGCATCCATCGAGTAAGCCTCGAGACACGCGTCGATATATTGCGCGCGCTCGCCCTCGGCGTCTTCTTTGGTTTCAAAGATCAACGGCTCCATGTCTTCGGACGTGGTGCCCTCGAGGGAAACATACAGGCCGGCCATTGTCTCCGTGATCGACGCCCAGCCGGTTTTCACAATCTCGGGCGCGGCGTTCATTCTTCGTCCTCAGCTTTCAGCGCCTCGAGCTCGGCGATCTCCGCGTCGAGCTCTTCATCGGTCATGTTATTAAAGCCGACAAAGCCGGTGAGCAAGTAGTGCATGAGCAGCATATCTTCGGCACCCTCGAGGATCCGAGTCATCGATTCGTCGACCAGAAAATCAACTTTTTCGTCGCGAGTCATAACGCCTCCAATTGTGAGTGATTCAAACATTCGACCAGCTAAAAGTACGCCCGAGCCCTTTGATAGTTTTTAGCCCGCGCTCACGTGCGAGCCGTTCCATTTCGAGAGCTCGAGCGTACAAATCCGGGTGTCGTTCGCGCAACTCGATGATCTCCTCGCGCTTTGATGCCGGACAATGAAAGCAACTCGATTTCGCCGGGATCGGCAACCCGGCCGCGGCGATCTCGAGCTTGCATCGATCTCGGTCCCATCCCCACTCGATCAGCGGGAATCGGTTTGCGTAACCATCCGCAGCTTTGCCCTCTGCCTTAAATCGGCGAACGCTATCGCGAGGGCCGGCGTCATATCCGACACATTGCGTGACGGTCAGCCCTTGCGCCCATGCATCACGTGCCGGCTGCCAATTCTTCACAAACTTTCGCTGCGGGTCGATTTTCCACACGATCGAGCATTGATGTTGCCCGTACGCGAGCGCAGGAAGTACGCGATTGCGCACACAACTCTCCGATAAGCTTCGATCGTTTGATTTCGGCCGCGGGTTCTTCACGACGGTGACACGCGGGAATCCCACGCGATCGAGCCATCCATTGATGACCTCGAGGTACGCGTAGGTTTCCGGCTTCTCATCGCCAGTATCAGCGAACAGAATCAGATCGGGCCGTTCGCCCCGTTGCCACAGGCCGACGAGCATCGCCGTCGAATCAACGCCCATGCCATAAGCCACCACTAGTGGATTTCGTGTAATCGGTTCCAAGTCCTTTCTCCTTTCTGCGGCCAGAGGCCGAATGGAATCCTCGTACAACTAGAATGCCCTGTCAACTACCGTCGACCCCTCCCGTGCAATATCGATTGCCAGATCATGAACAGTACAAATCGGATCATGCCCTGCTTCGGCGGCGGATCGGTCGGTAACTTCAGCGGCCCCGGTGGGAATTGCTTTTGTTTCATCCGCGGCGCTCCTTGTGCTCGATGTCGGTCCCATCGAGCCACACCTCGCAACCATTGCGCCACGCAGAGTCCGATCCCCGCTCAGTTTTGAACGTCTCGCACTTTGCGTGTTGATGCCACTCCTTGCCGGTCATCCTAAATTGTTTTTCTTTGTTGTAATCCCAGCCCCAGAGCTTTGTCCGGGGCGGTAGTGTCATGGCTTTCATGCGGCCCCCATTTGGTTAAGCACGTCCAACCGTACAAACGTCCGTACAGGATTGTCCGATCGGATGAACTCCTTGTCTGCCCCGCGCAGCAACTTGTTAAGAATCTCGGCACCGTTCTCGTCACTTGCTGTTAGCACACAGTCGACCCTCGTCAAAAAGTGCACTTCCTCGCGCTCACCGTGAATGGTTGCGTAGTCGGACTCCATTGCCCCAACATAAAATTTAGTTTTCACAGGGCCCCCTCAACTTTGCGAAGCACTCGCTCGAGCTCCGAACAAACCTCGTAACTATCCCCCGCACCCGGAACCTTGAATCGGGGTGCGACATTGAGTGCGCGCAGAGCAAACCGCACGGCATTTAACAGTTCTGGGGCGCTTGCAAGTAATCGAGCGTCCGCCTCCCCACAATCCAGTTTCGTGAGGGTGTGCCCCTGCGCGTCCTGCTCATAGTCGATAAACCAATAGCCGTGGCGGGTTGATTGACGCAACTCCCACGGGCCCGGGGTATAGGCGCTCATTGTTGCTCCCCCGTTGCGTTCGCGATAGCGGTCAGAATCTGAGACTCGACGCGGTTCGCATCGAAGGAATCCGCGTCGGGATCGTTCAGTAATTTAACTACCTCGCGCAGGGCCTCAAGCATCTGCGGCGCAGCAACCATTAAGCGAACGTCGAGAATGTTCGTAGCGTAAACGCTAGCCACGGCCATCCCGTTCTCGCCGATCACTCTGTCCGCTCTGTCGATGCGGTCGGATTGAATCACTTCCCATGGCCCAGGGGTGTACTTCGACATGGTGGTCTCCTTTCTAACTTTCTACGCTGGAACATCCCAGCAACCCGAATCTATAACAAAGGCTCACGCCTCTGCAAGTGTGTACATGAGCATATGCCACGGGACCACGCCGTAGTGATAGCGCGCGATCGGATCGGTGTCGATGCCAGACTTCGCGAGCTCGAGCACTTGCTTTCCAGAAAATAACAAGAGCTGCCCTTCCCTCGATGCGACCTTACCCGGCGGCACGTAGAGCACAAGAATGAACGTGCGCACCCCAAGCTCCGCATGGCGCGCATGGAAGGCGATCTGATGTGGCGAAAGCTTCACCTTGCGACCATGCTTCACCACCTTGAGCTCGACCGGGACGAACTCGCCAGTTTGCTTCAGCGCAATGAAACAGTCCGGGATGCCGAGATTTACCCGCGACTCAATCCGGGTAATAAGGCAGTTTGGGAGGTTTTCCTTTAGGCGCTGGTACAGGCTCGTCTCTGGCTTCGCTGGCATCCACTAGCTCCTCTGCCTCTTCGGCTTCCTCGATCTCGGCGTCTTCGGGCTCGTCATGCTCGAGCTGGATCGGCTCCTCGAGGCTTTCCTTCACTTGCTCTGGCGTGATGTCGATGATCGGGCTGCCGTTGCCGTACAGCTTTTTGATCTCCTCGAGCTTGCGCATGACCTCTTCCTTGCTCATGGAATCGATCGTGCCGTGCCTAATCTCCTTGCGATCGATGTAGATCGTTCCAAGAGCTTGCCCGCGACGGTACTCCGCTTGCACCGCGGCGCCATACGCCCCCGCGGCCAGAGCCTGGTCACGAATGATCTGTAAGTCCTTCATGTGCCGCTCGTACGTAGTTCCGTACTTCTCGGCCATCTCCGCTCGAGCTTTCTGGATCGCTGCGACAATGTGCGGGTTCTTGTCTGCGTTGGTCAGATCCTCGGCGCGCTTCTTGGCATGCTTCTCGGGCCAGCCCGCACGGACCACGGCTTCCTTCAGCGTAACGTGCCCGTCTCCCGCGACGAACTCGTTAACGAACTTCCACTCCTGCGTGGTCAGCTCACGGTTCTTGTGTGGCTTAACAGGCCGCGCCAACTTTTCCAGCGTCTGCGGCTGGAGGCCCTTGCCGATCTTCTTGCCGAACTCCTTGTCAGCCTTGCTGCGTAGCTTCACGCAACCCTCCACACGCGCCAGCCGTCCTCGACCTTGCGGCATGAGAACTTCGTCCCGTGGCGCTTGGAGTACATCCACGCGGCGCTGCGAGCGTTCTTCGCCGACTCGGCATCGGCTAACAGGAAACTGTCCCCCACGGCCATGACCGGGAAGGGGTACTTCTCCCGCTGGGCTTCGGCGGGGATTGGAATGCCCGAATCAACTCTTAACATGCCACTAGTCTACTGCGGACAATTCATGGGCGTCCAGACCTTTGAGGCCACTTTAGTTAGACTTTTTTAGGGTCAACACATTTTTCTTTTTCAAAAAATCATCCCGCGCGCGCACCCCAGAGAAATTACACCCATTGACCCCCTGTAATGTACCGTGTAGCTATAACTCACTGATCTACAACACTTCTTACACCATTACGTCTATTACGTCATTTTTTGAAAAAATAAAAACAAAAACATAGTAGACCCCTCCAGAGTCCTACTAATGTGCGTTTTTGGTGTTTTTCGACCATCAGCCGGTCATTTGCTGTCCCGTGGTCCGTGATCCATGTTGCATCAAAACCACACCCCTCCCCAAAACCCAACAACTTAACCCCTTGATTCTTAACAAGTTAATTTAGTTGACTCGTTGACTAGTCTATGAGATAATATGTTGTCGGCCCTTCACGGTGCCGGCGTTCTTTAACAACCAGAAAGGAGAAAGTTATGGCAAAGACCAAAGCTGCCCCGCGTGAGTGTACGGTGCCTGGGGAGTTCATTCTTCGGATCTACTGGAAGAAGGGTGCTCCAGTCGGCCGGTACAAACCGGAGTCTCGGATCTGTTTCGGCCTGATGTATTTCACGGTCGAGAAGGACGCAGACAGGTTCGCCAAGCTCGTTGAGAAGGCGGGCGATACGTACAACGGGGGCTGGTACCACGGGGCGCCCTGTGGTCGGGACAACAGCTTCGACCATACGGACCAG